GATAGTATACCTCAATATCATCATCAAATAGCAAGCGGAACAGCAACTGCATTCCTCGTGTGCTGCCCTTTGACATGTAAAAGTCTTTGATGTGCTTTACGATGAAACGAGGATCAGCCTCTGTAACAGCAGGAAAGTTGACCAGATATTCGTTTCTGAAATCTGAGATGAACTGATCGACGGTTGTGTCAATGTCTTTGTAATCCATCAGGCTCTTTGAAGCATTGATGGTATATCCCGACTGCTCCATCCATTCGTAATATCCTCTAACGAACGCGATGAAGTTTTGTCCTTCTGCCTCATAGAAGGCAGGGAACTGGTGTGATACCAGGTCGGAGATATATTTGTCTAGTTCCATTAGACTCTTATTCCTGTAACATTGATCGTTACATTATTGAAATCGGTTGCCAGAATGATGTTCTGAGAAGCATTGAAGTCATGATTCTTTGGAGTCGCATAGATCGCAATATAGTCGCCTTCAAATGCAGACACATTTAGATTGACCAGATTGACAACACCTGCTGTATAGTCAACAGTTCCTAGAACGACCAGAGGTGTTTGAATGCCGTTGATGGTCGATATGAGTTTGATATTGCCGTTGCTGTCATCTATCAATGAACAGGCTAGACCATTGTATGTAAATCCTGTTGAGGTGATGCTACCAGGAACAATAGAGTTTTGATAACTCAGAGACTGTGAATAGTCTGTGTTCAAAACAGGAAGAAACTCTTTGATCAGATACACTGTTGTTTCATTATCAACAATAGCGGAGTCTGTGTTGTCTATAGCTGACAGAATCTGACTGTATCTAAATCGAGCATTGAACTTATCCAGATATGTGCTATTATATGTTTTTATTGCGCGAAGCACCTCACCCTGAATATCACTGGCAGCTAGAGAAGATTGATTCAGATTATAGTTGATGTTGACAGTGAAGCCGATATTGGTATAATCAGCCGCAACAACAACTGGTGTGATCGTGAGTGGCGCTCTCGTTGAAATGAAAGACTGTATCTTTGTCTTTTCATTGTCGGACAGACCAACAGCATTGGTAATATCAACGGCGATATAGACAGAACCATATTGCTGAGGATACAGTTGATCGCCACCATAGACATAGACATCACGAATCTCTGGAAAGTTCTCAAACAGAATGTTGCGATAATCTTCCTCGGTGACCGCTCTTTGTAGAGTCTGATAGGCTCTAGGTGCATTGAAGCGAACAGATTGGATTGATTCTGGTGCCATACCACCTGCTGCGGCAATGATGGTGCCGTTGGAATATACACTAGGAGTAATCGTGTAGATGGTGTATCCATCCAAAATCTGATTTGATTTGAAGTTCTGAATACCGTTTGGCTTATCTAGATTGCTGGCGATATATGACGCCGTGATACGAGCATTATTGATTGGCTGAGCCCCGGACACACCATCACCAAACAATATCTCATAGTTGTTTGCTGTTGACTGTAGGAAATAGGCTTGTGTGTTGGTTGAAACACCAAACAGGTCTGGATAAAATGTCCACTGCTGATTTGCGCCTAGACTATTAGTTACGCCCACCTTGAGTGTGGTGGTGTCAATGTTTGGATTTGAAAGAATGAATCTCTGTGGAACTGCTGTATTGACAATGAATGTCTCAGTGATTTGCACGCCCTCATAGATTGGAATATTCTTCTGTAGATACACACCACCGACAGGACTGATGATTGTGTTGGCTGTTGTCAAAAAAGTAAAGACATTGTTGCCATCGCTGCCCTGAAACTTGGCGCCTGCTGGAATAGTGACATAGGGTGGATTGTCATTAGGAAATACTTGAATGTCGATAAACGCCTGAGAGGACCTTGCGGACCTAGGCATATAGTTCAGATCCTTTGCATGAGAAACCACAGAGTCTCTCAGAATGGCGGTGTCGATGAACATTTCGTTCATGACCATATTTGTATAGAAGCTGTTGATATAGGTGTTATAAGCAAGAAGATCAATCAGTGTGCTAAGATTTGATCCCTCAAAGTCATAGTCCATGAACTGAGGATAGTTTTGCATGAATGATACAAGGCTGCTTCTCAGTCCTGTATAGTCCAAGTTAGCAACAGCGAGGGTATTATTTGCCATTTATCGGATCCTGACCAATGTCGTTGTAACAGTTATAGGCGTTGGATTATTTATGATTGAAAATGTAATGGTGATGTCCATTGAGTTACCGTCAGGATTACCATTGACAACAACATCAATCAGATTAGCTCTTGGTTCAAAGTTTTCTATCGCGAATCTGATTTCGTTCTTCAACTCAAGTTCTGTGGTGGGTGTGAAGTTCTCAAATAGGTAATGATAGATATTGGCACCGAAAAATGGATTGTATGGAACCTCGTAGTTGTTGGTCTTGATGATCTTTTTGATGGAGTTGATCACCGCCTGCTCATTGGTCACACGAGCAAGGTCCTTGGTGTGTGGATTCTTATTGAGGTCAAACAGAAAATCGGAAAAATAGATTTGCTGAGGTAGAGGAGATTTTGCTGCCATGGTCGCTCCAAGTTTTTACCTATTTATGTAAAAAAATGGATTGACACCATTTCCAATATGTGTATATTGAGGATAAAGAATAATGACATTTGTGTATTGGTATCTATCTGGTCTGATTTCCGTGTTTGGTTTGGTTGCTGTTGTAATTTGGATTTTTGAACAACCATTCTGGCGCAAGCCAATCTTCAAGGAGAAGAAGTAATGCATGATTTTCTGTTTGATCGAGTATACAATCGCTTTGATGGCTATGTGTTCTTTGGTGTTGCATATGCTCTGGGAGCAGGTAAGATCAACTGGTGGCAGTCTCTGCTATTGATTCTTGCCTTTTCGCCCATTAGTGCATTCATGGAGAATTTGTGATGAATAAATTGAGATAGAGGAAATGGCAGTTTTCACTCATATTTCTGAAGAAGAAATTAAAAAAATAATCAAAAATTATCCCGAATTGGAATCATTAGAATTCGTATCACTAACTCCAATCATTGAAGGTAGTTCTAATACAAACTATCTGTTAAAAATGAAACAAAGGACTGATAATGAACAAGGTATATGACATCATTTACAAGATTGATTCCAAGGGCAAGACCCGTCTGTGGTATATGGAACAATCTGATGATAAGTACCGGACATGGGATGGTTCTGAAGGTGGTAAGATCAAGTGTTCTGAGTGGCGTGTTGAAGCCAAGGCTAAGGGAGTTGCTTGAAATGACCAATGAAGAAATATGGGCATTAGCAGAACGTAAAGCACAAGAACTACATCTTGAGTGGGTTCGGACTTTTACTCCAGAAATGAAAGAATCATTCCAGCGAACATATGTTGCTACTGGTTTTGACTGGCTGAAAACTCGTTATATTGATCTATTTGGAGTTTGAATGATGACTTATCTTGTAACTGCATATCGCTGGGGATGGCTCAACAATCATCATTATGTTGTCTATTGTGGACCAGATGAAGACAAGGCATGGAACCTAGCCGAAAGTGAATGTGATGATCGTCGCGGCAAGTATGGTGTAGCGGTTCAGAAATGTAATGAGGACAGTGAGGATGGGTGGTCTGGTGAAATCGTAGCATATTATCCATCTTCATATGGCGAAAAGATGCCATCACATAATTATCGACTTGACTACTTTGAACATCTAGGTCATATTATGGACGATTATGTCAACGGTCATGTATATGTTGCTGTTGGTAAGACTATTCTGAAAAGGGAAAGTGTTATTCCTGATCCTCGTATTGTTGAACGTGTAGAGAATCGTAGGCAGTTCTATGATGCATTGCAGAAATTGAATGATGAATAAATTGAAAAACATGCTACTGACAACTTATGTGTTCATCGCATATGGATGGAAGTTTCGTATTCGGTATTCCAAAGTCAAGAGGCGTATCTTTTGTTCGCTCAACAGGATTCATGAGCAAAAAACATCTTGACATTTTTGACGCTTAGTGTATGGTGGTAAATATAGGCAATGAGAAAGGTGATTTGATTATGACTGAACCGACAGTAACACCCGCAAAGCAGAAAGGACAAGCCATGACCGAGATTGAACGCAAGGCGCTGGCGCTGATGAACGAGGTTTACAGCGAGAGGGGTTTCCCCGCTTATAACTACGGTCGCAAAGACAGTATCATGTTTGAGGGGGTGGGCGGATGACCACTAACGACAGCGTAACCAATATTGTCGCGCTGAATTTTGCGCGTGAACTGGATAGGGAAGGACTGACCGATGGAGAGTGAGTTGAAGCCGTGCCAGACATGCACAAAACTGCGACTCGATATGGAAACCATTTCGGCTAGGATCGCCGCTCAAATGGGCGGGAGGATGGTCTGTAAGGAGTGTGGACGCGAATACCAGCGCGCCACCCCACCCGCCGACAAGCCCGCGCAGAAATGGCATCTTGGCGACACGGTAGCCAAAAAACGCGGGTCATCATGGCGCGGCAAGGTCGTGGGGTTTTACTCAACTGATTTTACGACCATCGGATATGCTGTGGAAAGCCACTTCGAGCCCGGGTCGGTGCAAGTCTGGCCCGAGGTAGCATTGGAGGATTGGAAGCCATGAACAACCAAGACAAGCCAACGCCTTCCTAACTCTATCTATATCCAAACCACATCAATCGAGGCTTTCGGTGAGGTCAAGTAAACAAAAGCTCAAGGCTCGGTCTGGG